GCGCGAATTGCGCCGATTAATCAGTGGTCAAGCAGATGATGAAATTATCGATAAAGCTCAAGCAGCAGCAGGTATAGCAAATGATTATGCCGCCTACATGGATATTCAAGGCGGGGCACTGGCTAAACGTACTGATCAACCCATCAAGCTAGATTATGAAACCAAGCAAGCGAATAAATATGGTGAACAGCGTAAAGCCATTATTGGGCTGGCTAACCGATTTAGTCTTAAACAAGTCATCTCACGCACCAAAAAATGGCAAATTAAAAAACGCCCACAAGATTTTGCACAACGCACAGAATCTATGGTTGAGCGTAGCTCAACCGCTAACAATAGCGCACGCAGTGCGCCTTGGACTTGTGTCAGCAACTGTAACCGCTCATTTATTGAGCAAAAGATCAAATTACTGACACAATCGATCTGCGCACCACTTAGCGCACAAAAATTAGACTATTTATTCAAGTACAAACGGCTAACCATAGATAAATATACAGCATTAACACTCACCGAAAACGATGTGCAGTTAGTGAAACGTAATCAAAATATGATGACGTCGCTTTCCCCTGTGCCGAGAAACCTTCAAAAACTCAAAGATTTCCATAAAAGCCAACGTATTCAATAGGAGAAAACCAAATGAATAAAAGAAAACAGAAACAAATCAGCCGAATCTTAGCGGCAAAACGGGCAGAAAAGTGCGGTCAATTTGAAGTAGAAAAATTAAAAGCCGATGTATGGGCGCTATCAATCCATTTACAACAAACCAACCGAAGCTTAAAGATTCAAAATGAATCAAACGAATCCATTAACCGTTATTTTGTCCGCGCGATTAAACAATTAGAAGACGATATAACACGCGAACGTATAAGCCACGTTTTGTTAGGGCTTGCCAGTGGAATGATTGGCGGGATTATTGGGATGTTTATGTGGGTATTGTGTATTCTTTAGCCTAAGGATATTTATGGAAGAAATACAATTAATTGATGGTAAGCGATATGTAGTGCTTGAATGTGAATTTGCTAGAGAATGGCAAATTGGGCGCGCAAGCCGAGAAACCGTGACGTATAGCGAGGCGGAAGAAATCGCGAACTATTATAGAAAATTTTTAAAAATTCCACCGGAAAGAATTCTAATTGTGGAAGTGCCGAATGTAATTAAATATAAGAGATAATTTATGAATAAATCTAACACAAAAAAATCAGATAAAGACTTATGGGCTACACCTTGGTGGGTTTTCCATTATGCGGAACAGTATTTCAATATCAAATTTGATTTAGATGCGTGCGCCATGGAACACAATACAAAAGTGAAAAACTTTATCAGCCCGGAACAAAACACGCTAACAGCAGATTGGCAAGGGCGTTATTGTTGGATGAATCCGCCTTATAGTAACCCGTTGCCGTTTGTGTTACGAGCCATTCAGCAAAGTGTGCTACATAATAAAACGGTGGTGATGTTGCTCAATGTAGACGGTTCAACAAAATGGTTCGATATGTGTGTGCGTAACGCAAAAGAAATCGTGTATATCACTAATTCACGAATCCCTTTTATCAACAACGAAACAGGCGAGGAAACAGACCAAAACAACAAACCGCAAATGCTGGTGCTATTTGAGCCAAAAGCACCTTACGGCAGTTTGAAATCTTCTTATGTGTCGTTGCATACGATGAAAGAACAGGGATTAAACACAAAATAAAAAAAGCCGCTATTTCTAGCGGCTTTTTTCATCATCTAATATCTTTCTTAATTTGGCTTTTTCGTCATCTGACAGTTTTCCTAAAACTAGTTCAAGTAATTTATCTTTCGTTAATTTACTACTTCGTGTGGTGTGTCCGAATTCCATATTCATGACAAAGCGATGACCGCACTGGGGATTTTTGCAAGCACAATAATAACGTGTGAATTCACTGTGTATGCGTTCAGCTCTTTCAATTACTGATTTTGCATTGCAAACAGTGCAATAAATATCTGTTGTTCTTGCCATTTTCCCCAAAAGCCACAAAATTAATATGTGATCATTATTATATATAACACTGGCATTTTGTATAGTCTTTGAACGTAAATTTATTTGCTAAAATTTTGCTCACGAAACTTGATTTTTAACAAAGTTTTTATTTCGGGATCACTGTTGATAGTTTCAGCTATTATCTCCTGCAGTGGCATAACCTCGTCATAATGATAAACCTCACGATATTTTAAGGGGTCACCTAATCCTGCAGTATTTGTTGGTATTATACCGCTTAAACCTGCAGGGAATCTGTGTGCGGTTAAAACGTCTTGCGCAGATATGTTTTTAATATTTGCGAATTCATCTTTGGTGCCGGTATCGCCAATCGGAATCACTTTTAACCCGTCAGGATGACCACCAGCAATATTCACAAACATAGAGCGGAAATTTCCTACACCTTTAGATTCACTTATCTTTCTTGCGATCTCTTCTTCCATTTCTTCGGTTAAATCGGGATCCGTAGAGTATAAAATAAAACCCATGTGTGCTCCGTTGCTAAAATAGCGACGACGAAATACAGTAGCATCAGAGTTTAATAGTGCAGATTGGATACCGCCTACATAATCGGGCGATCCATAAACCTGCTGCATGGGATCGTAAAGTTTAATGAATATAATATCTTTCGCATCATAGCGATAGATTTCTTGTGCGGTATCATAAAGCGATTTTTTCATCAAATACGAATAGCCGCCGTCCTTGCGTACACGTAAATAAAGGCTGGAAAGAGGCACTAAACGCACAACTTGACCAAAACCATTACGAACTTTTAAAAGCCCCACATCTCCAAATTGAATTAAGTTTAGGCAAAGTGCGCGCATATCCATACGAGATAACGCTTTTCCGCCTTCGTAGAGTGCGCTTACCATGTTGGCTCGACTATGCAGAATTCCGCCATGTTGTGCGTTTTGGTGTGGTAGTTTTGCCAGTGCGTGACGATTCACTGGGGGCAAATAGCAGTTGTAATTTTTGTCAAAGCCAATACCGACATAATCTAACGCGGGTGAGGCGGTTATCTCACTTAATGAAAAAGTGCGGTCATTAATAGGCGCAATCACAATGCCTTTTTTACTGTCTTTTTTTACATTAGTTTCCACTTAATACACTCCATCCGCGACGTTTGCGCGGTTTATCATTTAAAGATTTTTTGTTGATGGCATTACAAATGGCGAAAAACACATCGGCGTGCTGTGTTTTTACGGTGCGTTCAGCCGTGAACGTCATCGTATTGCCAGATTTTGTTGATTGGTGCTTAATCATTAAAAAGCTAGGCACAATATCCAATTCTTTTTCGCTCCACTCAATTTGCCCATGCTCAACTAAATCATGCACTTTTAATACCATACCTGTTTTGCTTTCTGGGTTGTAAATAATCGCCGTGGCCGCACGGCGTGCAAACTCTTTCACCAGTTCATAAACCCCATAACCCACGCCTGTTGCATCAATGCCGATGTAAGTCATATTGTATTTTTCATAAAGTGCACGAATTTGGTTCGCTTGATACACATAAGATAGCCCATGCCATTGATGCCGTTCGAGCAAGCGATATTTTTCACCGGGTAACGCAGGTGGAGCAATAATTACAAAACTTGCCCCATCGCCACTGTGTGCAGGGTCGAATCCGCCCCAGACTTCACGATCGCCAAAAGGACGCTCCGCTTTCGGGTTAAAATCTTTCCATTTCGTAGCATCTACACCACATTTTAAAAGTTGGTGAACGGTAAAAATCGAATCAGCATCATCAATCCAAACACACATATAAAGCTGATTAAATGCGTATTTGCTATAGCGTTGTTTTAGTTTTTCAATGTTGAATAATTTGTCTGCACCGCCTTTTAGTGCATCTTCAATCGTCACCACATAACGCCACTGACCATCGGGGCAAAGTCGCCCACCGTCACGCAATTCTGCAAAAGTTGGGAATGGCACGTTTTTGCGTTTAGGGTCGCCATCGCGCCAGTTGTCGCCACTCCAAAAAGAATAGGATTCATGAAATTTTGAAGAGGGCGTACTGAAATAGGTTTCACGCCATTTTTCATGTGTTGCCATGGCTGATGCCACATCATTGAATCGCTGAAAGTCACGAATCCATGCGTATTCGTCACCGTACACATGGCCACTATTACCCTGTGACGTGTTTTTGTTGGTTGATAAAAAATGCAGTTCCGCCCCGTTGCTTAAAATAATGGGGTTGCCGGTCAGCTCAACGCCGAAATATTCCCGCGCCATCTTCACAATGTAGTTTTTAAAGATTTCTGCTTGTCGCTTACTAGCTGATAAGAATATTTGATTGTCACCGCTGAAAATCGCATCTTCCAAAGCCTCAAAACTAAAATAATAGGTTGCCCCAATTTGGCGCGATTTCAGAATATTGCGCACATCGTGGTGCTTGTTGGCGCGAATGTGTTTTTGATAATAAAACAACGAATCAATAAACGGCTGGCACATTTCGGGCGTAACGTGGGAAATATCATTCTTCACACGCTTTTTCTTCTTACGTTCGTCACCGTCACCGCTGTCGGCAAAGGCGCGTTCACCGCTAGAAACATCATTAGAATTGACCGCACTTTTTGCCGTCACTTTAGCTACCGTTGCTGCACGTTGCTTTTTGTACTGAATATCTTTATCGATCAGGGCTTCGAGTTCTTTTATTTCCTGATCGCTTTTATTTTCCCGTTCTGTCAGCGTGATAATGCGTAGCGCGATCAATTCTTCAATCCCGCTTTCGCTGATTAAATTGCGCCAATTGTATTTTTCCGCCCAATAGTAAATCGGGCGTGTGCTATTTAAACCTAATTCATCAGCGATCTCTTTCGGCGTGTATTTTTTTAAATATAAAAACTTTGCCGCATAAATCACTTCGTCATCGTAGCGTTTTGTTTTTCTTTTTCTTAGCTTAGATTCCGTCATCTTTTATCTTGCTGTTGTTGTGTTGGGCGTATTGTGGCAACAAAAACAGCAAAATTTTAATGGCAAAAATTGGATCTGTTCGGATACGCGCAGTTATTGATCTATATCCGAATATATCCGAATTTCGCTTCGTGATTTTGCAAAAAAGATCGGCAAAAATGGCGGCACTTACGCAAACAAAGCGAAACATAGGCATTTTTAAAATGAACAAATCTAAACTCAAAACTGATTTTATTTGTATCGCCACATCGGGCTACACCGTGGACGGTCGCCAAATCACCGCCCAAGAATTGCACGAAATGGCGGAAACATACGATCCAGAACACTACACCGCGAATTTATGGCCGGAACATCGCCGTTGGTTCAATATGGGGCAAGTGATCGAACTGAAAGCAGAAGAAAATGAAAAAGGCGAAACACAACTTTTTGCCATCATCGCGCCAAACCAAGAATTAATCGAATACAACAGAGCGGGTCAGTATTTATTCACCAGCATTGAAATTACCCCGAATTTCCGCAACAGCGGCAAGGCTTATTTATCGGGTTTAGGTGTCACCGATTCCCCAGCATCTGTCGG